GTGGCGAAAGCCATGTGTAATGAAATCGGTTGTGATTTTATGATTATCAATGGTTCTGATGAGAACGGTATTGATATGGTCAGAAACAAAATCACCAACTATGCATCATCAATGTCTTTTTCTGGTGGTCGCAAAGTCATTATCATTGATGAGGCAGATTATCTTTCTGCAAATGCACAGGCAGCTTTTCGAAATGCAATCGAAGAATTTGCTGTGAACTGTTCATTCATCTTTACCTGTAATTTCAAAAACAAAATCATCGAACCATTGCACAGTCGATGTGCCGTTATTGAATTCACACTTAAAGCTTCTGAGAAGTCATCTATGGCTGGTCAATTCTTTAAGACCATTCAAACGATTTTATCACAAGAAGATATCGCTTATGAAACACCAGTTGTTGCTGAGTTAATCAAGAAACACTTTCCAGATTTTCGCCGTGTGATTAATGAATTGCAAAGGTTCTCAAAGTTTGGTAAGATTGATACAGGTGTTCTTTCTCAGATTGTTGATGTGTCGCTTAATGACATTATGAAATTTATCAAAGACAAAGACTTTGGTGCTATTCGTAAATGGGTTGCAAGCAATGACATTGACCCAGCCACACTCTATCGTAAACTATATGACAACTTGTATGATATATTGAAACCTCAATCTATTCCACAAGCAGTTATTATACTTGCAGACTATCAATACAAACAAGCATTTGTTGCAGACCAAGAAATCAATCTTGTGGCTTGCTTGACTGAATTGATGGTATCATTGGAGTTTAAGTGATTGGAATATTTTCACCAACTATTGAATGGATAAAAAATGACTGGCGTAGTAATAAATTTCGTTTTATTATTGAGTTGCTTGCTTGGGCTGCTAGTATTGGTTGCTCGATTACCATGGCAATTACCGTTCCAAATCCACCTTTACTTGCGCTTTATCCTATTTGGATCGCTGGTTGCGGTATGTATGCTTGGGCTGCTTATTCTAGGAAATCATTTGGGATGCTTGCTAACTACATATTGTTAACAGCTATCGATACTGTTGGACTGTTGAGAATGTTATGAATCCATTTGATTATGTAAACCAGATTTTGTATGGCAAGAAGAACCTGATTGTCGATGAGGTCACAGAAAAGTCATATACACCGTTCTTGGTCAACCGGTCTTTGTCGTATCATAAAGACTGTATTGGATATGCCAATGAGATGAATTTCCGCCACCATTTAGACAAGAAATTGCAAAATGATTTTTTATTGAACACAGTAAGAAGTCAGAAAAGACCTTTTGCTAAGTGGGTTAAGGCTGAAAAAAGTGAAGATATTGATGCTATCAAACTATATTTTGGTTTTTCTGACACAAAGGCTAGAGAAGCAATAATCTTATTATCAAAAGATAATATTAAAAATATCCGTGAAAAGATTGATGTTGGAGGTATTAAAACCACTAAATAGTATTAGTAAATACTCACAGGAGAAAGTATGAGAAACACTAATACAAAAAAACGAGAAAAAGAAGACTATAATAAAATGTCCGCATATTATGTAAAAAATATGTGGTGGCGTGCTAAGAAAAGAGCTGAAAAATCTGGAATAGAATTTAATATTCTTAAAGAAGATATTGTTATTCCAAATGTTTGTCCTGTTTTTAGTTTTGAATTTGTTGTTGGATCGGGAAAAGGTCCAACAGATAAATCTCCTTCATTGGATAGAATTGATAATACAAAAGGTTATGTGAAAGGCAATATACAAGTCATATCATTCAAAGCTAACCGCATGAAGAATGATTGTGATGTAAATGATATTGAATTGTTGTTATGTTATATGAAAAACTTAAAAGACTAAATACGATTAGGTCACAAAAACGACCTTTTGCAAAGTGGGTAAAATCTGAAAAAAGTGAAGATATAGAATGTATTAAAGCCGTCTATGGTTTTTCAGACACCAAAGCTCGTGAAGCTCTACGCCTACTTAGTAATGAACAAATCCAACAACTAAAAGAACAAACCGATATCGGTGGATTAGGAAAGTGAAATGGTCGATTTATCAAAGTTCGTTGAGGTTACACTTAACGAACAAGACGATTTTTTGAAGGTAAGAGAAACACTTACCCGAATCGGTGTATCATCTCGCAAAGAAAAAGTTCTGTATCAGTCTTGCCACATATTGCATAAACAAGGGCACTACTATCTGGTACACTTCAAAGAACTGTTTGCATTAGATGGTAAACCAACAAATATCTCTGAAAATGATATTCAGAGAAGAAATGCAATTGCAAAATTATTGGAAGAATGGGGCTTGGTGAAGATTATAAACTCTAAGGTAATTGGTGAAGAAGTTGCACCATTACACCAAATTAAGATTATTGCTTTCAAAGAAAAAGACGAATGGGAATTAATACCGAAATATAATATCGGTAAAAAACCAAATGAAAATCATAATTATTGAATAAATAGGATTTGTCCGTAAGGACAAAACCAACGCCTTAGGGGTTGGTATTTTTGTAACTCGCTTAATAGGAGAACTTTATGACATACACTTTTGGTCCGTTGCATCATGCAACTCTTGGCTTTGAAAGATTATTCACCGACATTGAGAAAATGTTGGACAGTAATTCTGCAAAAGCTATTTCAACATTCCCACCACACAACATTCTTAAACTGGATGACAATCGCTACATGGTAGAATTGGCAGTTGCTGGTTTTTCAAAGAATGAAATTGATATTACTATCGAAGATGGTAACTTGGTTATTAAAGGTGAGAAACAAGAAAAAGAAACAGATGTTCAATATCTACACAAAGGTATTGGCACTCGTTCTTTCACTAAAACTCTCCGTATTGCCGATACTGTTGAAGTTCGGGGTGCGGAATTTGCTGATGGTATTCTTAAAATTGGTTTGGAGAATATTGTTCCTGAGCATAAGAAACCACGCAAAGTTGAAATTGGCAAACAAATAAAGTTTGCCCAACCTGAACTACTGACTGAGTAGTTTGCCTGAAAGGTGCGGTTGTTTGCCGCACCTTCTCAAAATTTGTGTTATAATGATTGCATCTTAGCAGAAAATTATATTATGAGAATAGCACTTGCCTCTGACATTCACCTAGAATTTGCAGATATCAATTTGCAGAACACAGAAAATGCCGATGTATTGATACTCGGTGGAGATATCTGTGTAGCTGCTGACCTTGGTCGACCAGACCCTCATGGTTTCTTAGAAGGCGCAAGAAGTAATCGCATTGTCGATTTTTTTAAGCGTTGTTCATTTCAATTCCCTCATGTAGTTTATATTATGGGTAACCATGAACATTATCATGGTGATTTTGGAACATCAACAAACAAACTCAAATCAATGTTAGAATCTAATATGTTGAGTAATGTTTATTTGCTTGATAAAGAATCTAAGAAGATTGATGATGTAACATTTATTGGTGGTACATTATGGACTGATATGAATAAAGAAGATCCTTTGACACTTCTTCATATTCGTGGTATGATGAATGATTTCCGTTGTGTGTATAATTCTAATCGCATGGTTCATCGTAGAGTTCCTCTTTACAAAAAAGATGCTGATGGTAAATACATCACGGAAAAAGTTGGTGAAATTAATCGCATGATTGAAGATGGTTATAAAATGAAGGAAGAAATTTCTACATTTTGTCCAGAAGATGCGGTTGTTGACCACAAACAAATGCTTGGTTATATTCAGTCTGTGATTGAAGGTAAGTTTGACCAAAAGTTTGTTGTTGTTGGTCATCACGCACCAAGTCGTTCTTCTACACATCCAAGATATTCATCAGAACAATTGATGAATGGTGGTTACAGTTCTTCATTAGATGAATATATCATGGACCATCCACAAATCAAATTGTGGACTCATGGTCACACACATGAAGATTTTGACTACATGATTGGTTCTACTCGTGTCGTTTGTAATCCAAGAGGTTACGAAGGTTACGAAGATAGAGCTGAACATTTTAAACTGAAATACATGGAAGTTTGATATGAGTGATTATACACCAGACAAATGGTTAGGTGTTAAAATCACCGGTCGACCTTCTGAAAAACCAGTTTATAAAATATTTGCTTGTTGGTATGGTGGTTATCTTGGTTCAGATTCTTGGAAACTGAATTCTGGTATAACCTCCATATGTGAAAATACCGATTACTATTTTTTCGAAGGTAGTAGTGGTTCAACATATTCATGTCGCAAAGGTTGTTATGGTGCTAGTGGATATGGTTATGGTATTCTTGAAGATATGATTGAGAAAGCCGCAGCAAACGACATTACAATAGATGTAATGCCTGAAGAAACAAAATGGATGGAATTAAATTATGAAAACTAATAGCAACTTTAAATTAAGCAAACAAACAAAACGATTCATGGCTACCATGATTGATCCTATTGAACGCAATACATATAAAAGATTAATGATTAATGCTCAATTAGAATCTCTAAAGCCAGCACCATCACATAAAGAAAAACGTAGTGAAAAGTAAATTTGTAAATGCTTACATGAAAGTGGCGGAGACATTTGCAGAATTGTCCTCGGCTCGTAGACTTCATGTTGGTGCCATTGTAGTCAAAGATGATAGAATCATTTCAATTGGTTACAATGGTATGCCTAGTGGATGGGATAATAACTGTGAGGATGAATTACATCAGCCAATGGGTCAAGTAAATCTAGTAACAAAACCAGAGGTACTTCATGCTGAAACAAATGCAATTGCAAAACTAGCTAAATCTACCGAATCTGGTATGGGTGCTACTATGTTTGTTACTCATGCTCCTTGTTTGGATTGTGCCAAACTTATTTACCAAAGTGGTATTAGTAGTGTTTTATATCGCAATATTTATAGGTCTGATCATGGTGTTGCATTTCTTGAAAAGGCAGGAGTAAAAATTGAAAAAATCTAAAAATTATACCACAAAAGTTGTAGAAATTTGTGATAATGGTGATGCTATTGTTGAATTACCTGATGAGTTAGTGAAAGAACTCGGTTGGGAAGTTGGTGATACTCTTAATTATGAAATGAAAAATGAAGCTGTTTATATAAAAAATCTTAGTAAGGAAAAAAGAGATGCTTGTGCTCCCTGATAATATGATAGGTAGACCTATTGGTTTCACCTGTTCGACATTTGATTTGCTTCATGCTGGTCATATTCTAATGCTTGCTGAATGTAAAACTATTTGTGATTATTTAATTGTTGCTGTTCAAAGTGATCCAACTATTGACCGACCAGATGTTAAAAATAAACCTGTTCAATCAATCGTTGAACGATATGTTCAATTGTCTGCTGTCAAATTCATTGATGAAATTATTGTTTATGATACAGAAAAAGACCTTGAAGATTTGTTAATGTTCTTACCAATTAATGTTCGTATTATTGGTGAAGAATACAAAGACAAAGAATTTACAGGTAAACAAATTTGTGAGGACCGTGGTATCAAAATTTGGTACAACTCCCGTAATCATAGATTCAGTTCTTCCGAGCTAAGAAATAGGACTTATCAGTCTGAATTGAAAAGGAAAGGCTAATCATGTCTAACATGGCACTTGATGTTAAAGTTTTTATCGATGCTTGTGACCAACAACCATCACCAGACAATGTTCATTTGTATCGAACTTTAATTGCTGAAGAATATGATGAATTTTGTCAGGCACTAATTATGCGAGATGATGTTGAACAACTTGACGCTTGCATGGATATGATTTGGGTGATTCTCGGTTACTGTTACATGAAAAACTTTCAAGTGTATGGTGCTTGGGAAGAAGTCGCAAGAAGCAATCTTACCAAGATTGATGCTGTAACAGGCAAAGTTATCAAACGTGATGATGGTAAAGTTTTAAAGCCTGATGGCTGGAAGAAACCAGACTTCAGTAAGTTTACCTGTAAAAATGTTGCCATCGATAACAAACTCTGATATAATACCATTTAATTTAACTATGAAAGAGAATATGAATATTCGTGAACTCGCTAAAAAGTTGGCAGTTGAGTATAAACTTCCTAGAGCAGATAGGTATGACCTCTATCTGCGGGAGATTGATAATAAGGTGGAGGTTCTCGGTTGGGTTCAAGACCCATCACAAAACATGAACGACTTCCGTGGTCGTGAAATGCTTTTCCCAAAGCGCTGGGTCACCATTGGCGTTTTGCCAGCGGAGACAAGGGTCAATGTATAAAGTAGCCTACTATCGAACAGGTGGTTCGGCCGTAGATTCTAAAGAGTTTGAAACTTTAGCTGAAGCGGTCGATTTTTCAAATAAACTTCCGATTGAATCGGTTTTAGAGATTAAATATTATGACAGTAAAATTAATAACATTCAAAACGAACCATACGATTCTCGGTGAAGTCAAAGACTTACCAGAGAATGACTATGTTGAAGTAAAAGATTGTGTTCAGGTTATTTCAGTACCACCTACACCACAAAATCCTCAAGGCGGAATCACTTTTGTTCCTTTCGTTGAGTTTGCCGTAGAATTCAAAACTGGATTTAAAATTAAACGGCAAGATATTCTAATGATTAATGAACCCATTCTTGAAGTAGAAAATCAGTACAGCAAAATTTTTGGTTCTGGCATTCAAATTGCCTCTAATAACTTTAAACTGTGATATAATGTGTGAATGAAT